CTCAAGCTGAGAATCCGTAGTACGTTTTCTCCGCTGGCGTTTGATCTTCTTGCGCGCCAATTCCATCATGTATTCCTTGGCCTCTTTATTGCCGGGGCGACGATAGTTCTTTTCGAGCCCGTGTATCTTGCGGAGCACAGTAGCAATCTCGTTCTGGATCGATCTGTCTATCACAGCGCCAGATTCCGGGTCTCTAAGGACAATCATTTGCGTCTCCGGCTTGACGACCAATTCAAATTTGGAGAGGTCTAAATCTCCAAAAATAAGGCTGGTATCCATACTCTTGAGTGAGCCAAATACCAGCAGGAATAAGTCATAGTCGTTGATCTCTTCAAAGTCGATCCCAATCTCATCAAGCTGTGCCATCATATCAATCGGCATAGATGTAAGCATACTGAGCATCGAGTAATAATCATCCTCGTTTGCCAGCACGTCTCCGACTGTCGGAATCACAATTGTAATGAAATCGTTGATGCGGTACTCTCTTGAGTACAGCCAATGCAATGTTCCCATCAAGCCCTCCGATTTGCAGGAAGGTTATGCGGGTCATTGCCAGCGATTGGGCGATTCCAGTCTGTGGCCGCAAACCTCATGATACGACCCTGATAGTGCTGGATAGGGGAGTAGCGCTTAACCAAGTCAAGCTCAAGCCGCCCCATACCATAATTCCGACTTCCGTTGATCATCTTTGAAATCTCCGAGGAAATCGCATCAACTCGCAACCCACCCCCAGGCAAGCGCATCAGGTTGTCATGCGTGAAGATCCACACATACATCGTCGGAAACAGATAGGTCGTATTCGGTGCTTTTGTGATATCAACATCGAAGCAGATAAACGTTGTTTCGTTTTCCGTGACAGTAGGAACATACTCATACGGGAAAACGGATTGATAGATAAGGTCTCTTGGTTTCAGGCCAATGTTATCGTGGTCAAGATACTCCAAGATTTTCTTGTTGGTCATAAGCTCACCCATGAGCGTGTTCTTATACTCAAAGAACTCATCCAAGCCAGCAAAGGTTGTATTCGTCGCCATCAGATCCACACATCCTTTCCAAGCTCCTGAGACAGAGGCTTGACCTCGCGGTCAGACGCACTCTTGTGATAATCGTAATAGTTCGCGATCATGTTCTCAGTGTCGTCATCTGCGTCAAGGTTCACCTCGGTGAGCATAAAGCTCATAGCTCCATTCAGACCATATACGCCGCCGACCTTAAACGGCTTAGCGATACGGTACACAAGCGGTTGCGGAGACTCAGGATCGTCCACCATGATCCTTGTCCGTCTGCCAAGCTTCGCTGTGTTGCTATCGCGAGTAATTGTCATTTGAATACGAGTATCACCCAGAGACATGCCGTTGTCGTTATACGAGCTGACAGTCTCACCGGTTAAATCTAAAAGTGTTGAGACAAGACGCTACTCTCGTCTGGCGCCACGCGCCCTTCTGCTTTCACAGAAGTACAGACTATATCTTCACCCATTCGGGGCCTGCCATTTCGAGCGTCAATCGCTTACGCCCTACTCCATACGGATAGTCGTTGAACCTTCCTTTATTCAAGGCTTGGCTGCTGATTGCCTATTGAATAAGCACGTAGGATTTAACCTTATGCCATCCTGCACTTTCTTTCTGCTTTCGCCGCATTCACGCTTGGGTATTTCATCCCTACGTTGTAGCAGTACAGGCTTTAAGGGTTTCCAGCAATTAAGCAGGTATTTTGACACGCAGATTCCTCTGCGCGGAAACTATTAACCATAATTTCGTGCCGTCGCTGATGATACACCAGTACTCATAGATTTCGTCATAATCAGTAATCCACTTGACCTGATAATTGCACTGTTGCATGACAACTTTGGTATACACCTCGGTGTCTTCATCTTTCGATGTGATTAACCACCAGAAGTTGTTCCAGAATACCATCGCGCCATTTCGGATATCCTCGCCCGGAAGCGAACAAAGCGTTTTCATGGTGAAATCGTCGCTGTCAATCACAATGACTTCGCGCTCTTCGCCATCGATCATCATCTTGTTGTATCCAAGTGAATCTCTGAAATGCCGTCTCAGGAACTCCTGCTCGCGGTGGAGTGCGGCCCCGCGCCGGGTGCCGCCTTTAGCCGCGATTCTTAAGTCGTAGATATTCCACGGTGTTTGAGCCATCAAACCACCTCCATGTAGCACTCGCGAATCTTATTGCACAGCCTGATACTGCGGAACACTTTGCGCCGCACATCCTCGATTTCGGTATCTGGGTTGTCAATCAAAAATTGAAGAGACCCAGCCAGAGCGAGGACACGCGAATCCGCAGACACGCGCTCAAGGAACTCTTCGTTCCCAAGCAACTCGTCGCGAAGTTCTATCATGTACTGATTAAGCGAAGGTGTTTGATCTTCCCACATGGGGAGAATCTTGAAAAACAAATTCACAAGGTTGCGCATGTAATTTATGAACAATTTGTTACTCATAAATGTAAGACCGTCAAGTCGCCGTGCCGATACGAATACTCGCGACAACGGTTGATGAATTGACGATTCGCTTTCTGATATGTATCGGTAATAGAGGAAAGGAGATTGGCGGACGAGAACGTTGTGAAATCTTTCGTGCTCATTGTTAACTCCAAATTCTCGATGCGATACACGTATGGGCGCAACCACTGAACAACCATACCATCAGAAACAATGTCCGTAATCTCAATCAGATCTCTCTGCGAGATATCAATATCTGAAAACAGGCGCCGAGTGTCGTCTGCTGAACTCTCAAAGTCATACTCACAGACATCGCTGAAGTCTATGAGCGCACGCCGCATGTAACCGTCTACAATGCCGGTGCGCAGACTGTCACTCAACGTCGCGAAGTCATACTCCGTGACCTTCGACAGAAAGGCGGACAGAAAAACATCATAAGAAATATCCATGCGGCACTTCCTTTATTACCGCTCGATCAGCTCCATACCAATCTCTTTTTCCAGCGCATCAATCAGCTTGATTGAGTCGACCTCGCCATTAGCGACTTTCTTCTTCGCCAGATAGCCAACCGCACGCTTCTGTCCATTGGACAGACCGGAGACGATTGAGATGATCTCGTCAACAGACTTGTCGAACAGCGTCTCAAACTCTTCTGCGGAAATCGCATTACGATAGAAACGCTCAACGCCCAGATACTCGATAACCTCAGGGTCGTCAATCAGAAACCAATTCTCTTCAAAGAACCGGCGACTAACGCCACGAGCAGACCGCAGATCTTGGAGCTCAAGCTCCTGTTCCATGCCAAACTCGTCCCACACAAACTTCTCACGAGTGCGGGGGCTGATGAAGATAAGCTTGCCCTGATAGCCATTGCGCACAGTGACATACTGATGCGGGTCAAGTTTCTTTGCCTTCAATTTCTTGGTAGTGGATGCCGCCTTCACAGCAGATTCATCCTGAGCTGCGTCGGCTTTCTTGGCATTTGCTTTTGAACTTGTTGCCATAGTTTATCCTTTCATTCAGTGCGCCCAGGAAAAACCTGGGCGCTTATGTAAATCCAGCTTACTGGAACTCGTAACGACCGAAGCCGTTGTTCTCGCCAGTGACGAGCAGGCCAAGACCCACGCGCTCAATGTGAGTGAACTCCTGAGTCAGATCAGCGTTATCCAGAGGATCGCCAACCTTGATGATGGAGTCGCCCTCGTAGACGCACTTGATCGGCTTGTCATCGGTAGCGACAATGCTAATCACGTTGTCAGGCAGCAGGAAGTTGGTGGTACCAGTAACGTGACGTTGGGGCAGAGCCACAACGGGGCTGCCATAGAAGCTGCCATAATCCTTTTCTTTTGGTGCCACAATAGTGGCAAGATGTATTCATGTTGTTGTAAGGGCTCGCTCGATAGTCCAGCCGAGCTTGTCAACCCTGTTAAGTATTTTGAGTGGATCGATATTCATAATCCTGCCCCACTCAGCGGCAGTATGAGTCTCCGAATTATATGTGAACTTTCGATTGTATCTCACGTTATTCATTTGGGCCTGTTGCGAAATGATTCTGCAATTCTCTGGGGAATAATCCCCATCGCAATCGATCCTGTCAATGGTGCATTGCCCACGCGGAGCAGACTCATCATATCCATTTTCGAAAGCCCATTTTTGAAACGCATTAAAATCATGAAGCCAATCATCACACACTCTAATCCCGCGACCTCCATACAGGTTGTATGTTGGCACATTCGGATTACTGCAACGTGACTTCATTGCGCTCCACACGTTGTAAAGCCTTGTGTTCGTGCGGTCGTGCTTTAAGTTCGCATTTCTGGCCGCAACTTTTTGATAACAACCACATGACACTTGCATACCGCGAGTTAGGTTATCAGCGTTGACAACGCATGTATTCCCGCAATCACATATACAGTTCCATGCGGTTCTGGTTCTACCATTTGCACGACGCACATTCTCTGTACGCGACACGACAGTAAGACCGCCGAATCTCTCGCCAGTCAAATCTCTGAATTTACCCATCAGGCATTCCTTTCATTCATTTGGACTATTTTTGAATACATTAACTGAGGGCGCTACCCCTCCCAGCATAAAGCCTCTATCATTTCGATAGAGAGGAGACTATATCTTCATCCAGAATGGATGCCTACCACTTCGGATCACCAACCGCTTGTGACCCTACTCCCTTACGGGATAGTCGTTGAACCTTCTCCTGTTCGGAGCTTGGCTGCTGATTGCCCATTGTCTTGACGTTTAGGATTGAACCATGCGCCATCTCATACTTTCTTTTTACTTTCGTCACATTCGCACTTAGGCATTTCATCCTTATGCTGTAGTAGTATGAGCTTTAGGGTTTTCCAGCAATTCGATAGGTTATTTATCATGCACATCTCTGTGCACGGGAGCTATTTGTTAAGCAACGTTTAACCCCATATTGTACAGATCGTTCGCGCTCTCGACGCCCTGAACAGCAGGAGCCAGATTACGCAGAGCGGTCTTGGTGCCAACGATAGTGGCAGTCATGCCGGCCTCGGCCTCGACATGAGAGATGACCTCAAGCAGAGTATCCTCGTCGTAAGAGCCAGCGGCAGGGAAGTAAGCGGCGCCGCCCATATCGGCAGCAGTCGCATTGAACCACAGGGAGATCACGTCATCAAGAAGCTTCTTCGCAAAGGAATCAGCAACGGTGTCGATCATGTGGTTGAAGTCAACACGGCCAGCCAGAACACGAGACAGCTCCTCGTAGATCTTCACACCATAGATCTTGGTGGGAATGGTCAGCTCGGTCTCCTGCTCGATGCGCTGGCGACGGATGCCCTGAGTACCGTCAGCGATCTCAGCAACATGGAACAGGTTGCCGCGACGGACGCGGAACAGGTTCTGGTCGCCCAGAGGCACACTGCGGAACTCCACCAGGTTCTGGAAATAGGGATGATTCTGCAGCTTATCAGAAGTGGCAATATCCAGAATCTCCTCAAGCAGCGCGAAAACCTCGCGATACTCACCATGGACATACTTCTTATAGTCCAGCTTGGTGCTGCCACCATTAGCCTTAATCAGCTCGTCGCGCAGAGCGGCAGCGGCGTCAGCAGAAGAATACTTCTCGACGCGATTGTGGCGCATGTCAAGCACCAGCTTTCTGAAATCATTCATCTCAGGCATAATTCAGACCTCCTCCTTATTCGTCTTCCTCGGCAGCGCCGATTCGAATCAGATAATAGGTATAAGCACCAGAGGTCTCAATCTCCTCGCACTTACCGACACCAGTGCCGCTCGCATCGAGCTTGCCGCCAGCGCCAATACCAACAGAACCGCCCTTAGCGGGAGCAGTGCCACCAACGAAACCTTCCTTGGTCACGCTGAACAGGTTGCGGCTACGGGGAATACGACCACGAATAGCCTTGCCAGCCTCGTTGATATACTCATCCAGACGATGCTTACGCTCGTCATACATGAGCTCCACGCCGTCGATGATGGCGCACTCATGCAGCTTGTCAGAGCTGGTCGCCAGAGTAGCCTTAATCACTTCACGCTGGCCGTCCTCATAGCCGCCCAGCTTAACAATAACGCCATTCTCCACTTCGATGGGATTGGCGTTCGCGCCAGTACCGTCATAAACACGCACAGACACTAAGTCAGCATACTGAGGCACGCTAGACATGAGGTCTGAACGGAAAACACAATAAGCCATATAGCTTTCCCTCCATTAAAGTTTTTTGACCATAAAAAATGCGGAGGCACAAAGCCTCCGTAGGTCGTTAAGTTTTCTTATTTCTTGAAGCCGCGAAAGATGCCGCCATAAGGATCATCTTCCTCGTCGGTAGGTTCGACGGGGTTGATGGGCAACTTCGGGGTATTAGTCGGCTTCACGCTGAAGCGCTGATACTTGCCTTTGATTGCGAAGCACTTCTCCTGAATCTCCTCAATAGTCAGATCAGTAGCGCCAGCGTTACGCAGGTTGTCATACTCCTCGATACCGGCCAGTTCGGAGAACTGCTCGAACATCTCGTCGCGCTCTGCCTGCGCAGCATCAGCATCAGACTTATCCTTAAACTGCTGCAGCTCGTTCTTCTCAGTCTCAAGCGCAGAATACTTCTCAGACCAGTCGCTGTCCTTCTGCTCGAAGGCAGCGGACACTTCATCCATAACAGCGGCAAAGCTGAATGCGGGCTCGCCCTCGTCGAAATCGACAATAGCGAATTTCTTCCGCTTCTTGGAATCGAAGTCGATCTTCACGGCATCGCCATCAGTAGAATAAGTGAAACCGTACAGCTTCCAATCAGAACGATCGTATGCGTAGACTTCTGAGCTGTCTGGGTCGTAGTCGACATAGCAATACCGGCAAGCCTCGCCGTAGAACGTCTCAACCACTTCAACGCTGAGAGCGCCCATAAGCTCTTCTCTGAACTGCTCCGCCAGTGCGAAAGCCTCGTCAGCCTTCTGCTGAGCAATCGACTCAAACTTTTCCTGAAGCTCTTCAAGCGTGAACTCATCCAGACTGAAATCAAGCATGTCTTCGGTGAGATTATACTTCGCCATCAGTTCATGTCTCTCGTCCAACGGTTTTTCTCCCCTTTCTGTAGAATTGTCTATATCGCCGACGCCATCAGGCTCACGGCTTTTTGCGAAAACTTCCTTCATCTCGCTGACCATAGCGAACAGCTCTTTTCTGAAATCAGTCTTCGAAAACATAATAAGTGCCGCAGATTCAAAGCAAGGCTCTGCGGTGCCAAGCAGACAGAAGGCAGTAAACTCAAAGTCGTTGATCACATAAACGCCGTCTACGGTCTCGCCATCCAGTACAGTAATCTCCATAGACTCTTTCGTAATGCCATCGTTTTTGATCTTCTCGTAAACTTCCTGCCGCTTCCAGAGCAAAACGTCAACAACGAGATACTCGTTGACAGTACCGTCTTCCTCTGTGAAAGTTTCCCAGCTATAGCTTGCGCTTTCGGGGACAATGCCGCATGGTTGCGTGATATTTACAAGACGTAATCCGTCCTCTGAATTCACAATTTCAATATCATGTGAACCGATTTCGTCAGCGTCTCTGTTATAGTTGCAAACCACAGGGCAGTTATAAATCGTAGGGATCGCACGCTCGAAGGCTTCCTTACTAATATAGGAACCATTATGGTTCGCGCCAGTATAGGCCACCCGGAGCTTACCCATGTCAAATGACTGATTCTGCTCGACGATTTCCACTAGAGCAGAAGAGAACACAATGCTTACGCTTTGCGCACCCACGCCATCACCACCTTCGGTTAGAATGTGATGGAGTCGGACTGAATGAATGACATATCAGACAAGGCGTCAAACATTAACTGACGCCCGTCATTTACAAAGACATACGTCTTGCTACCCTCATGACTCTTCAGCAAGGTGCATCCGAGCGCAAGGAGCTTATCCCGATTCTCATCACTGAATACATAAATGAATCGCTTCATCTTTCCTCTCATTCCTTACTGATCTTCACGCCACTCTTCGCCCTTTTCGCTCAGCTCATCAATGTCCTTCTCAGGGGCGCCGTTGTTGTCGTCGCTGTCAGAAGACGATTGCGTGTTAGAACTCTGGAGCGGGACGAACTCATCCTTGATGTTCAGAAGCGTGTTCTCAAGATAGTTCATGCCTTCCATCTCGGCCTGTGACAAGCCTTGTGACGCGCAGTAATAGGACACCATAGGAACACCATACTGGCACGCCTTCAAGTACATATCGCCAAGCTCCTTACGGTTAAACGGCGAGCAATCAAGGAATGTGACCTTGAAAGCTTTGCCATAACCCAAGCTATGGATATAACGATTAAGCACAGCCTCGATACTCTTGACAATGCCAAAGGTAATCGACTGATCTGACTTGATAGAAAGCAGCAGTGCATTTGCACTTGCCTTGTCGTTGGCGAAAATCATGCTTGAAACGCCGGCTGCCGAGTAGAGGTTCTTCTCAGCCTCAGCAACGGTATCGGTGTCGCCCGTGTTCGACTTCTCAAAGCTGATCTTTGTGATCGGCATCGGCGTCAGCACAGAGCCAACCTCTTCTGGGAGGACAGAGTCCAAGTTCATCCAGAACTCCTTGGCCTTCGGCAGATCGATCGACCAGTCGCCATTCTCATTCGTGCCAATCGTCATGACGACCATCGCGTAATTCTCAAGCGCCGTCTTGGTCAGCTTGAGGTTGCGGTAGTCCTCGATATCATAGATATCACGCAGCACACCACAGAACGGAGGCACAGGATAGTTAGGCGTCTCAGTGTTGCACTTAATCGCGAACGATGTCGGAGCGTCAAGCTCCTGATACCGCTCTGCCTTGTCTTTCCGATAGAGCTCATATTTTCTGCGGAACTCCTCCGGGAAATAATCAAGAGCATCAAGTCTCGCATTGAAATATGAAAAATCGAAGGTAACGTTAAACACATTGCCTTCGATTGAGGAAATATAACAATATGCAGATGGGAGCTGTTGGATCGTAATGCTTGTAGGCGTGATCCACATCGTCCCGTAATAAACATCCTCGCGCAGTACAACAGTAAGGATCTGCGGGAACTGTGTGCGGACGTCAAAAGACTCAAGCGTATCTAACACCTTATGGTAGTTATTCAGCATGGTCTTATCCTGGTATTTTGTATAGCCGCCCTTGTAAGGCGATACCACATAGGCCAAGTCAGTCAGCCCAACAAAATATTGGATAAGTCGGCGAAAATGAGAACTTGCATTATAGATGTAGATAACCGCATCACGCAGTTGCTTGTAGTTCTGCTCCGGGTTGCGCAGGAAATCTGCCACTTCTTCTTTGGTATAACGATAGAAGGTCGTGTAGTACTGACGCTTATTCAAGTCTCGCGTAATCAGTTTGTTGATGACTGCAAAACGCTCAGGGACATTAAAGAGATCTTTGGTGTTGACCTCGTTGAACTGCTCGGCGGATGTCTTTTTCTCGTCGCTCATATTTCACCGTCCTTTCATTTAATCTTTGGCGCACGGAACAAAAATACGCTTTCGCTGTTGTCCGTGGCGCGCGCGCTGCGTTTCATAACCTGATGCTCGATTTGTAACGCAACGTAGTAATTGTAGCTCAGACTGGAGTAGCGGTCTTTCCGCATTCCGCTTCGCTCATACAGACGAACCTTGCCGTTGCTCTCGTCGTGTTGGAGCTTGACCAGCTCGTCGATCAGCAGGGTTGTCTGGATATAAGGCATTAACACCTTCTGTTTATCTTCAACCGACAAATCTCTGAACGCCTTGATTTGGTTGTTCAGCTTTGCCTCACCGTCATAGTCGTCAACCAGAAGTCTAACCTTGCCACTCCTGAATCCTTCGCGGAGCAGGAACGCACAATCGCTGTTAAAGGAAGCACTCGCCTTGATAGACCATATAGCCTTCTCAGCGTCCTTAACCAAGCAACGCTCTGCCATCGTCTTGTCGTTATAACAAGACAGGGCGGGGTAGATCTCTCCTGTATACGGATCGGTGATGTCTTTTGCAAGACAGTCGAAAACTCCGAGACCAATCAATTTGTTAACTCACCAGCTTTTTATCTGGCGATTCTTACAGTTCATTTTCTGCAAGTTCAGCATATCTTTTTATCTCAATGAGATAGCGCGGTCTCTTGGGTGGGTTATATCTTTTCACCACCTATGCGTTGCACCTGACCATACTCAGTATGGCCTTCGGTTCGGGTTCACATCTCAGCGTTCCCGGTTTATTCCGCGCTTCATCCAATATGTCACCATATTGGCGGGCATTGCTACCACTGGCGTCAAGTACGATGTAGTCGCACCCAAACTCGTCATAGAGTCTTCGAATCATCAACGCCTGATCCTCCGTGCGGAGGCCCTCGGCGGATGTTCCGTATATAATATTGTTAACAAACTTGCCTGACTTCGTAGGCATCATTTGGTTGACAAAGATTGCAGATGCGTCGTTGTTGTGCTTCTTGCTGGACATCAGCGCGATGTCAGCAGAAAGGATACGACGCTCGCCGTTTTGCTTTGGCTTTATCTTGACCGCAGAGTGATTACCGACGACCTCTGCTATATTCAAAGGGAGCATCGGGAAGTCAATATGTCTGTTCTTTGCAACAGAATCATAATTGAAGAATGAGTCGTCGCCAGCGCCATAGAACAAGGCACAATACTCCATGCTGAACTTTACTTCGCTGAAGTCAGACTCAAGCATCTCATTCTCAATATCTGTCGGGTCGAGCATACCCTCCATAACAGGGAGCTGATATGGGAACCCACAGACAAACTGATTCATGCGGTCATCAAGCATAAACTCGAAAGTGTCTTCGCACTTTTGGTAGCTCCATGATTCCGACCAGTAAGCGGACGACAGATACATCGTCAGCTTCTTCTCTTTCCGGTACGCCTTCTTACGCTCTGCCTTTGTTAGCTTAGAGTAGGCGGGCATCCGGTGGCTGGTCAGGAACTTACGGAGAACCGTATTCACAACGTCTTGGTTGATCATTCTGAACTCATCCAGAATCAGCACGTCGGCACGGTTGCCACGCGCGCTGTCGCTTGCAGTTACGATCTTGATGTAGCTCGTATTCTTAAACACGATCTGCATGTCGTAACCCTTGAGCGAAGATTTCTTTTCATCAATCTCAGCCGCAAGCTCAGGTGATCTAGGGATAAGGTCGCGCACGATCTTTTCCAAGACCTGCGTTGCCTGCGATCGCTGGCCGGAAGCAATAACAATCTTGCTACCAGGCCAAAGGATCGCACGTATCACGCAGAAGACTGCGCTCAAAAATGTTTTACCGAGACCACGGGAACCAATGAACACCATGATATCGGAGGCAAACATCATTGTAATGAGGATCTTTTGGAATAGGTACAGTTCAAGGTGGAGATAGTCTTTCGCGAACCGCGCAGGATTTGCACGGTAGTACGCAATCCACTTCTTCGCGCCTTCCTTAACCTTTTGGCGTCTACTCATTATCCTCATCATCCTCGTCGTCATACCCGCCCAGAACGTCGTACATAAGATCCTCGTCTTCCTCGTCCGCGTAATCTGGGTGTTCGATGCGCATCTTTTCAATCGCCTCATCGTATAACTTCGAGTATGCATTTTTCTTCCCAAGCATCTTTGCCAAGTGACCTCGCACCCAAGTGTCGATGTACTTGATTACGCCATCGACATCTTGAAGCTCAGGGTCGGCTTCGGGAATAGGCTCTTCATTTTCAAGACGATACGCCCAGACACCAAGCGGGGTATTGTCAATGTCGTCATCAGCAACGTCAAGCTTCTGCTGTGAGGGCTTGATACCCATACTGCCAAGCAGGTCATTTAGCTTGCTGATGTATTTATCAATAGGCTCGCCCTTTGCGCCGCCGCGAGCAATCAGCTCTTCAAGCAGACAGATCTGGCGATAAAGTGACTGTTCCGCCGGAGTCAGATCCTTCGCGTCATTTGTCCAAAGGGAATAGCGGCGGTTCAGGCTTGCATAGAAGTCTGCCGTGTAGCCGGGGCCCCAGATGTTAATGTCAACTTGGGTGACAACTAACTCTTCAGGCTTGTCGGGAGCATCCATCCCCGATTCGATCCGTCTGCGCTCCTCAGCTTCTTCCCGAAGCGTATCGTCATAAGTCTTATTGAGATACTGCTTCAGGTTCGATCTACTGATATAAGCTGACATCAAAGTGGTAGCTCCATTGATTTGGAGTGCGTATTCATATACGTCTTCCGACCAATAGATGTCGAACTTCATGCAGAGCCGGTGCAAGGCGTCATGCTCGTTGCCAAGCGATTGCCTGTAGTTCAGGTAAATCTCGTCAACGCAATTTCGGCAAACGGGCAGATACCCATTGTTTGCTCTCCAAAGCGGACTCTGAGAGGCGTAGAAGTAACCCTTCTGGCGTGTGTAGTCCCTTGTACACCGGCAACAGCAGAACCTGCCGTTTTGTTCTGTCGCGATCCGTGGATGCGGCGGGGTGGGGCGTTGCTGTTTAGGTGGCCTGCCAACTGGCCGGGAACTTCTCGCCATTCAGCACCACCTTACTGACGGATAAAGCCTTCGCGGACTTGCTGCGTCAACACCTTGCCCGGTTTGAATCTGGGCGAGTAATGCTCAGGCACGAGCACACGTTCGCCGTTCTGCTGGAGGACTTCCTTCGGTGCTCTGAGCGTTCTGGTGAACGTGCCAAAGCCCTTGATGCAGACGTCCTCGCCGTTGACCATAGCCTCGGTCAGCGCGGCAGTCATAATATCAATAATCTCACCAGCGTCGGTCAGAGTGTTGGTGTAGCCACGCTCAACCAGATAGCGCCGGAATTCGTCTTTAGTCATCTTTTAATCATCCTTTTATTCCTTATAAATCTGTGATAGATTTCTTTTCCTGTGCAACAATTCCGTCCTCGTTGAAAAACATGCTTAGATGCTCGTCCGCATCGATGTCCGTATAGACAGACACCATAGAGACGTCAGCCCAGCCAATGAACTGCTGGACTGCTGTGTTCGGAACGCCGGCACGAATCAGGTTCGTAACGGCTGCGTGCCGCATACAGTGCCAATAGAAATCGGCGTCAAGCATCCTTGAGAATTTGTGTGCCCAGCTATTCAGCGTAGTCGGGCTAAGCTGTTTCGTCGGATCATTATGGTCAGGGAAGAGCCACTCACTTTCGATCCCGTTCTCCTCGCGATACTTCATCCACGCATCAAAGTATGGCTTGAATCTCTTTGCGAGAGTAAAGCAGCAGAGCATCTTGCCTTGAGCGCCGTTGCCCTTCGTTTTGATAGGGTCGCTCTTGTAGAGCCCGCCAGCACAAACCAAATGGCTGTCATCAAAGTCAGACACGCGGAAGCGGGGAAGCTCTGCCTTCCGGCGACCAGAGCACATAGCAAGCGCGAGAACACATGCCTGCTCATACTCCTCTTTATTCATGAGTTCGCCCAACAGACCATCGATCTGTTCTTCGGACAGAACTGTCTTATCTCTTACAGGTTGGTTGACAGGGTTCTCAACCTTTAGAATGATATTCCTGAAGTTGGGGAACTCGTCGTCCAGCACACTCTCAATAAAATTAGAAAGGGAACTGAGTGACGCCTTGAGCCTGCGCACTCTGGCGGGGCTGTTCTCATTCTCCGTCAGAAGCCAGTTCTGATACGCCACAACGTTCCGCTTCGTCCAGTCAACGAAAAACTTGTTGCCGTTATACTTGAGATTCCACACGAATGCGATCTCAAGGTCTGACATATACGCCGCTATCGTCCCTTCACTCCGCTGCAAGGAGCGCAGATAGTCAGCGAAATCTTTCATCAACTGTTTGTTTTCTGGGTTAACTTGCGCCAAAAGTTCAGGCGAAGTAATGTTGTTTTGTTTGGTACGTCGTGCCACATTATCGCCATCCTTTCTGGGTTAGTTAAACACGAATGCTATATGTTGCATCTCTGCCGACACCGCGCTTGAAGAACATCAGCGTCTGGCCGGGGGAGTCATATAAGCGCTTTTCATTTGCATAGTCATCAGTACCGCACAACGCTCTGCAAAGCACAGCGTCGACACCAAGTTCGCCCTTCTCAGCAAGGTGATGCTTATCACCCAAGATGATGCAGTCGATTGACAGATCCATCTTCTTGCTGAAGAGTTGACCAAGCAGGCGAGGGGAGCTGGTAACGTTGTCAAGGTCGCCATGCGTCGCCACGATGTTGTAGCCGCACGTATTAAACAGAATGAACTCATTTTCAGTGCGGCTGACCACTTCGACGTTATCCATATCACTCAGGCGATACTCCAGCCACCAAGGGATCAGCCGCTCCATGTTATCGTTATGGATGCTGTCCTTCTTACTCTGGACGGTGCGCATGTGGTTGCCGTATGTGGCGTGAACCACTACCTGCTCCACATGATTTGCCAACTGGCAAACAGCCTGCGCGACGATTTCGGATGCCTGCATGATTTGATCGCATACAAGCTCCTCAGAAGCCACACGAGCGCTTGTGTGGGTCGCCCCATGGCACAAGTCACCTAAGAGTAAAACGTGCAGCACACGCGGCTTATGGAGCTCCAGACGCGCAATGGTTTCAGAGATGACATGCGCGACACGCTGGCGGCAAATCGCAGTATTGTAACTGTTCCATATATTGTCTGTGGTCATGCCGTAGTGCCAGTCACAGAGGACAAGCACAGCCTCTGTGTCATCGTCGCCAATGGCATACATCTCATGTGTGAGAGGTACCTCATTCACAAGGTCGTGAGCCGCCTCAATAATCCGTTCATGTAAGCGCTCAATACGCGCTTCCGAAGTAACCTGTTTGTTGTACTCTCGACGCTGGTCGTAAAAGCGCTGGCGCTCTTTCTGAAGCTCACGCTTCTTTACGTCCAGTTCTGCAATCGCATCTGCATCTTCCAGTTCGCGCTCAAGAGAATCCTCCATCGCCTTCAGGGTCAGGTAACTGCCCTTGATCATCCGGCGTGCCGTGTCGGACGAGTACGCCTTGCCGTAGAGTGGGAGTGCCAACTCTGAAAAGTCGATGTCACTCAGAGAGCCGTCTTCGCATTTACCGAACAGAAGTCGCTTGTGGTAAGAGAGAACAGATTCACCATCGTATCGTTCAGGTACCATGGTGCGCCTCCTTACGACGATTGCGGTTGTTATAGCGCTTCTTGGTGGGCGGCTTGAGACCGCGCATCTTCATAACAAGCGCTACCGGGCCAGGTTCCTCCACCATGTAATAATGGTGGCGCTTTGACCGCGTCTTCATAGTGCGCACAATGTGTACATCGGGGTACTGCTTCAAAACAGCTTCCTTCTCGGAAGCGTTGATCATAATCAAATATATCTATCCTTTCATTCTTGCGCTAAGCGCGATATATTCCTACCATATATAGTGTCTCATCACGCACCCCGCAAACCCTTGAAAATCAACGGGTTGCGGGCATTTCTATTTGTTACAAATTCAAAAAAATAATAAAGACGAGCGGATTATACCGCCCGTCTTGAGATTAAGATGGGAGCATATACTTTCTGCTTCCAGTCACAGACTCAACCATCTGCTTGAGATGAATCTCTGTAGCGCACGCCGGACAATACTTCTGTGAGTTACTGTTCTGCCGGATGGTGAGCCCGCATTGACAGCACTGGATAAAAGGCTCGCCTAGATGCATCATGTACTGGTTGCCAAGATTTCGAAGGTCTTGGATGTACATCTCCTGTTCACCGGGACAGATGTAGTTCACGCGCACGCGCAAGTCGTCCACCCGCTTGCGGAATGTTATCATGCCCATCTCGCGCAGGTCGTGCATCATGGCGCACTGACGCTTGATAGAGGTGTTGATGTTAGCCATCGCCATGATCTCCTTGTCTGGAGTCCGCACCCAGCTATCATTATGTTCGAGTGCCATGTCCCAATACTTCGCCACGCAGAGTAGGGTAAAGGCAAGGCGCTGCATCTGCTTGCCGCCGCAACCCTTCACGATTTCAAACTCTGGCTGGGTAATGGGGATGCCGTCGATCTCAACAGGGGGGCGACGCGAACTGCCGCGCACGATGCCGTCAATGGTGTCCTGCCACTTGGGGAGTTGAACCATCGGGTCGCACTGCAACAGCGTCTCCTCCAGCTTCTCGCGAATCGCTTCCTTCTTGTAACCCTGCCCGTTGTAATATCTGGCTATGATTGTCAATGTTTCCGCCGCATTCTTTCCGATGGAGCGCGTCTCGTTCACGCGCTCCACGAAATCCTTGTCACTCAGATAGATCGGCATCGCTTCCCTCCATTCGTTTCTCAACGAGCTTGAAACGCTCGCCAGCATAGGTGAAGTCGCCGTCCTCTGCCGCAACTGGGACATGAAATGCTCCGTCTCCATTCGCTATTAAGTTGTGGATGATCTGCTCGCCGCACATATCCCACGCGAACTGTTTGGTGGCACTGCGCTGATAACAGATATCCAACACAATGTCGCACAAAACTTCATCTTCTGGGATAGCTTTGTCACATAACGCACGAAACTCGTCGCGCATGAGCAGAGCGTGTATAGAGGCGTCGTCCTTTTCGATCCGCTCTCTGGCGGCAAAGACTGAGTAATCTTTGAGACGGCGGTTGTATTCTTCGAACAGGCGCAACACTTTGTTGTACTGTGTCTTCGTGTATGCCGCGCCACTCTTCATTATCGTATAGTCGAAGGGATGCTCTTCCTTAGCGGTACGAACCACCCCGTCGAACTCGTTTTCAAAGATAGTACAGATTCGGTTCATGACGCAAGGGGAGAGGCCGACAGGCATCATCATCTTGTAGTAGCGCAGGAAGGAGGACTCTTCCTCTGTCAGATCTTCTGTAGGGGATTCCAGAAGTTCCGCGACAGTCTTTCCAAATTCGCGCTGTGCCTTGCGATCCGAATTCTTAACATAGTTGTTGTATTGTCTCGCCAAGTCAGGGTAAATATACCGCATGAACGATGGCTTCTTGTCTGCAATGATCCTAAGATAGAACTCTCTGGTATCAGGATCTTCGATCTTGAGTGCTGCGTGGCGGTCGTACCACGCCTTCGGCATGGGCTTCGATATGATACCCTTCGCCTTGTCGATTGCCTGTGATATTTAGTGTGTGTGTAGATACTTACTTTAATGCTCTGGCTGCGTCCCAGCCTCTTTTATGTCGAGCCCACAGTGTCTCGTATTTAATCCCAGTGATCTCAGCCCACGTCTTTAAGTCGTGCGTCTCATCGCCGAGTGTATAGTAAGGCGTATCCCGCCTATTCCGCCCTTGTTCCTTTGCGGTCGCCCATCTGCAGTTTTCTGGGCAATAATCTCCGTTGACGTCTATTCTGTCAAGCGTGCATACTCCACGTGGCGCGTCATCGTCATAGCCAGTCGCATACGCCCATTCTCTGAATTTTGTGAAGTCATCCCATTCACTGCATATCGATATACCACGGCCACCATAGTTCTTGTACGCCTTATTTTGTGGGTTGTTACACCTCTGTCGCATACTATCCCATACAGCGTACAGCCTCGTGCCGAACCCATGATGCTTCGAGTTATTTTGACTCTTTAGTTCTCTCGCTAAGCACCCGCACGATTTCGTTACGCCATACCTGAGACTCTTCCCACGAGTCACGACGGCAGCACCACAATCGCATACACAGTTCCACATGACGCTCTTATATCCACTTCTAGAAGCAACATGATCTGGAGCTCTACTCACCACGATGAGCCTCCCAAACCGCTACCCGGTCAAATCAATCACATATTCCTCCAAATTCTTCTACACACATAGGGCGCTACCCCTTACCGGCGTTCACCGCCCTCTATCATTTCGATAGAGCATAGACTATATCTTCGTCTCAATGAGACGCCCACCACTTCGGACAGCCAATCACTTGCTATCCTACTCCCTCACGGGATAGTCGTTGAACGTTCCGCTATTCGCGGCTTCGCTGCTGATTGCCCAATCCGTATCATTTTCAGGCTATCACGCTCTGAGCTGTTCGCTCACACGTTGTAGCTGATACGGCTCTAAGGGGTTCCCAGCAATTCAATGGGTTATTGTTCATGCACATCGCTGTGCAAGCGGACTCGTTACGAATCCTGTTGGATGAGCTGGCCACATCTAATCCGGTAGTCCAGCACACGATACTCTTCCGAGTCTTTCGGGAACCGCGACTGCACCTCATACATGGATGTGACGCGGTTCGTGATGGCACCTATATCCGACCCAAAAGAAGCGATGTTCGACGCCACAATATCGTCTTCTGTAACGATCTTCTTCTCGGCGCGGCTCTGCATACACATGATGGCTGGTTGCTCAACGTGCTTTCTGATTAAGACCGGGTTATCCGTGAGCATAACCAAGTCTCCGTCTTTCCTTGATACCCCATGTCGCCACGGGGAGTAGACTATCTCTTCACCCAGAGTTGGGTGCTCGGCACTTCCCGCCGCAGAGTTTCACTGCGGCAGTACTAGGTTCATAGGCTTGCTTTCGTTTAGCCCGTATCCCATAGTCGTTACACCTTCACGTAAGTTTCCTTGCGCGCTTGGCACGGTATTGTCTCAGAGAGAGTTCCACCGTTAGCGGTGCGTCTGCACCACACCCGACATTTATCGGTTCACCGAGTTTACACAGCGCCGTTACCGACGCCGGGGACAAGTTCGTTTATCCATTCCGTTAAGCGCCTGCGCCATCGTGTCCCATGCATTGACCGCTGTGCACGTCTTCATGTATTGATACCAGTATCTGGCCTCGTCTGAGCGGCAAACCTTGACGTGGCGGATATTGGAGTGGGCGGTCATGGGCGCGCGGAAGCAGACCAAGTCTTCAGCGCCGACATTCAACCAGTACTCGTTGTAAATTTCACCTGCTTTTAACAACCCAGTCACGGTCATACCGAATATGTTCTGGCACAGAGCGTATGGGTCGCCGCATACAATCGAGTAGTTACCACGCACAGCCAGAACACCGACCTTCGCCTCGTCGATCCGCTTGCGGATCTGCTGGTAGACCTTACTGATGATGAAGGGGTCGTTTGCCATGAGAGGGTTTGCCATGAGTGCCTTCGCGAAATCTGGATTGGAGTCCGGCACCTTGTCGGGGCTCAGGTGTGTACCCTTCATGAACAGGATCGCCTTACGGTAGTCGCCAGTGATTACATCGCGCAACTCGTTCATGGTAGGGGAGACCAAGTCTATGATGTCATCGTCGCTCAGTTCATAGCTCTGAATGAACTGGTAGTTCAGCGTGTGCTCTGTTTCAAGCTCGCGCGGGCACACCTTCGGGATACCGAATGTGTAGTGGTTCTCCTCGCAGCACTCTAAGTAATGTGCGCAACTGTCGTAGCTATCCCAGAGTTTTAGCATGGACGTCGTGAGCACGAGCTCAACTTGACGTATGTCAACCATATCGCCCCATGCATCCTTGACCATGTAGCGTCCGGCGACCTTCTCCGCGAAGTCCACGAAGTCGAAGGTAAACACCATTCCTTTTTCAAAGGCTGCGCGGGTATTCATTCCGCTGGCGGTGTAGTGCAGGCCAAGCTCTTCACTCCAGCGCTCAGCCAAAGAAGGAAGCATCATGCCGTAGCCGTCGCTTTCCGTTAGCACCACATCTTCATTGTAGCGCTCATCCATGATGGGCTCACCGTCGTCGCTGTTACACAGGAACGTAAAGTCAGCCCTGAAGATCGTTTCACAGTCCGGCACCACAAGGACGCCGTGCGGCATGGACACCGGGATAGACGCGCTGCACGCCAAAGCCTGATATGCCTCAAGCTTCGCGGGTACGAGTAACTTGGTCTGATCCCTGCCGTTCTGGATGCGCTTCATCAGCTCAGGATACAGCCGCTCACTCACGAACACGATGGTGCTGTTCTTGATGCCGCCGTTGGTTCCAAGCAGACGCCTGTACTTCACACCGTTGATTGTAAAGCCCTTACGCGCTCTTTTGTAGTCACGGTCGCGATCCATAATCAAGCACATGTAATCGGCTTTGAACTGCACGTCGTCGAGCTTCTCGTAGAACCGCTTGATCTGGTGGCGATTCTGAATGGTAGGGGATTGGTGCTTGAGGTCACGGATCTGCGCTTGGATATCTCGCGCCTGCTCGTCCGCGTCGTGCACACCATTCAGTTCATCGATCCACCGGAGCACTTGGCTATCCGCGATAGACACGACCTCGTCGTTCCGCCTTGCCTCCGACAGCGTCATGGAGAGATCCCAGTTCGCCCGCCGCAGTCTGCTGCTGTGTATCTTGAAGATGTATCGCTGACACGTCTTCTGTTTTGCTATTCTAACACCTCCCATAGTGTGAACAAAATTCTTAACTCAATCTATCAAAAATAAACTGGTTCTCCGTAGAAATCACAGAGGTCTTCCAGGTATTCGATGTAATAGTCCGCACGCCTGCACGCCGTTTCGACTGCGATGATCTGCTCATCGACCGCGAACTCACACGCCGTACTCAGGCAGCATGTCAGGCACTCAACGCCTCTGCATGGCGGTTCAACTCTCCTCGCTGCTTCGATCTGTGCTCACCTCCTCTAACCATTTTTCAAGCAGCTCTCGCATCCGGCGACTGGGAATGTAGATCCAAATCTCTTCGCCATCACGGATGGCAGACCGCCAGATCCACTGAAGCATCTCTGACAATGCGAACATGTTCTGGTCGAACTCGATGCCATGCGCACTCAGGAAGTTGCGGATGCACGTATTTGGATATCTGTTTACAAGGTACAGCAGCGTATGCCGATTGCGGTAGTCGTTCGTTCCCTTCGCGTTACAGGACAGGAACCCGCTCGCGTACCCCTTGGAAGCAATCAGCTTCTGCCAGTCGAAGCCATATCGGTCGTCCTTCTTGAATGTCGTCCAGAGAACATCAGCGGCTTTCGCGGCGTGCACATTGCGCACGTAGTTGTATGCATTCATGCGGAGCCGCTTACCGAGCGGACTGGATGTGTCTCGTACGTTCGTAACATGCCAGTTCTTAGACAGCGCTGATGTCGACTCTCCAATCTTGTTCAGCTTCCGGTTGTCGCAAATGTGGATCAGATCCTTGTATGGCAGGCGCGGAATAGGGGACGGCGAATCAGCCAGAGAGTAAGTGGATGGCGACGTGCCCGCCACATACTTCCTTTTATATGGGATGTCGTGCAGGTCGAAGTAGCAGCGCTGGATCTGATGCTCGAACATGTACGTCATGATATACACGTCATCAAACGACAGGAACAGCTCCAAGGGCATTATGGACACCCAAGTCATGTCAGAGTAGCGGTAGATGTTCCCGCGCTGAACTGCTTCCTTATATATATCGTACTTGCCCGTGTACTCATCACACGTCCAGATCAGTCGCCCCTTCTCTCCGACATCGGCGTAGTTCTTCACGATGTTGTTCGCGTCATAGTACGTGATGTCTGTAATGGAGATCGTGCATGGCACCTCGTCGATCACCAGCGTGTAGTGCGCCTTTCTGATCAGCTCTATCGCCTCGTTGTCTAGCATGCCGAACAGTGCGTGCGTAGAGGCAATGTTCTTGTGTTCGGCGAAGGCTTCCTTGATGTGGTTCAGCTTGCCGCCCTCCGCTTCTGGCTGGTAGAAGTTCCGGCCAGAGCAGTTGCGTGCGATACGATCCGTTTCTGACAGCAGGGGAGTGATGAACAGGAACCGTGTATCCGGCGGCGACTCGTTAATGTAGTTGATCATCGCGGACGTTTTCCCGCGCCCCATGATCTCATCAATGACGTAAATAGACATTCTTGGCTGTAAATGTCTCCTTTCTCAAAAATACTTCAAATTTTTTAGCACCATTTTCGGCGTACTCTCGATTCCAAACATTTGAACCATATAGTTTGGAATCTCCGTTGTAAAGAGATTTGTTCCCTACGGTCTCAAATCGTTGTTGCCTTATACTCTATATTATAAAGACGAAGCTCTGGAGGCATTGAGAATCAAGGGTTTTCTATGGATTTTAGCACGAAAGTAGGGGGGTAAAAGGTGCTAAAATTGTTTCATAGCCTCCATTCGCTTCAGGCCAGACGCCGTGTTTTCATGCTTCCTTATACTGTGTTGGCTGGAGTACCCGTCTGTCATATCCACCCAGATTGAAAGACTTGTATGCGTCGGCAATCTCGTCCTTCGTGATACCAATATAATTCAGCGTCATCGCCGACGTACTGTGTCCGAACATTTTTTGTAACAGGAGCAACATTCTGGGATCGTTGTCATTGAGCACCATCTGCCATAACCCAAAGGTCTTACGAAGTGAGTGTGTAGCTACGTGTGCTTCAATGCCAACAGCTCTGGCTGCACTCTTCAGGATCTCATCTGCCGCCTGTCTGCTGAGATGCTTATCCTTACATACTTCCTTGTCCGGGTACTGCTCGTTCATGACTTTCCTATTCCTACTCTCTGATCTGAAGAGATAATCATCCAGCGAGACATCTGGCGTGTGCTCGAGGTACAGGATAACTGCATCGACTACGGCATCATTGATCGTGATATATCTGTTCTGCTTGCGCTTGCGTGTGTTCCTCGTCTTCATCTCCCAGATAGGGAAGGACTCTTTGAACCTGAACTGCTCATCGATGAGATCTGAGAAGTGGAGACTCAGTAAGTCTGAAACTCTGAGACCGAAGTTGATGCCGAGAATGAAGAGCATGTTGTCCCGGTACTTACCGTTCTGGATGAAGTAATCTGACATGGCGTAGATGTCATCCATGCTCTTGATGGGTTCAGCAGCGTGGTCTTCCACGGATGCGACCAAGGTCTGAGTCGTGGCAGGCTGCAGCAGACCACATGCTGTCTTCCTTCTGGTTGAGATCACCTTGGATGCAAGAGTGGTCTGACGTGTGAAGTCGACTTGGATGACGTTATTCGAAGTGCTCATGTTATCTCCTCCATGTAAGTTCCGAGGGTGTATTTCAACTCTTAGTCTGGATTGGATCGTGCTTGCTCACCTTCTCAATCCTTCTGTATTATACCACATTTCCAGCCATTAGTCAACAATTCAGTTAACTTTAGATATTACGAAACTATGAACTCGACGCATTTAAGGATTTGATCAGCCGAGCAAGCAAACGAGCGAGGAAACGGGGAGTTCTCGTTCTGGGTGATTAAATGGGATCGAGCGCCTTGGTACGATGGGAAATTCGTTGATTTGCAAAGAAAAATCGGGGAGAGGAATGAAGCGACTACCTTTATAGCGCGAGACCTTGGCCCTCGGAAGT